TCTGAACAACCTGCCGGACATTTCAGATAGCAAGTCAGCGGTCTACAACAACGAAGGAATTATCGGCCGATCATTCCCATTATACACCTATTCACATTCCGCTGATCGACAGATCAACATGCAACTTCACTTTTTTGTGGTTGAAGCCGATGATGCCAGAAAGAACCTACAAGCTCTACGACTACTTCAGAGCGCTGTTTACCCAAGACCCGGCCAAGATTGCGCTCCGTACAAGCCGCCGCCTGTTTGCAGAATACGATGTGGAGATTTGCTAGGAATGGGCGGAATTTGTGCAGTTCTACAGTCTTATAGTGTGAGGTTTCCCACCGAAGTCGCTTGGCACGAAAGCAACTACTGTCCCTATCGGTTTGACGTTGATACCTCTTGGCTAGTGGTTTACTCGTCAGAAAACCTGCCTTACCAGAATGACATTATAGCATTTGGGAGATAGCATGACCCAACCCATCGAAGAAAGTCAGATGACTGCGGATCAGATTGTGTCGTATGGGAGCCGCTACCGCACAAGTAAGGTTGTGTACTATGGCGAAAAACGGTTCGTAACTTTTGAAACATACGTTCGAAAAAAGTATCAACCGAGTGGACATGAAAACGTAGCTGTGATTACAAAAGGTGTTGAATATAGACCGGATTTAGCTTCGTTTGAATACTACGGATATCCAGAAAACTGGTGGTTGATTCTGGAAGCCAATGGAATAAAGGATGTGTGGGACTTCAAAGCTGGGAAAACCATTATTTTACCAAATGTAGGTCTATAACATATGGGACTGTTGGATTGTAAAGCGAAAACAAACCCTGTTGGAGAAGCGCACAACAGCGCTTATCATTGTGTTCAACGTTGCCCTCCCAAACTCCCCGAGAGCGGAAACACGCTAGGACCGTGGGTAGCGATTCAATTCAGTGTGGGAGGTGGTGCTGGAAACGTAATCACGGTGGGAAACGATTCTTCGCCAGGAGGCACACCAAAAAATGGTGCGGTGATCACTTCGTTTTCCTTCGGTCATGAGACGGGCATAACGGTTAGGGTCACAATCCATGATCAGGCCGGTGGAAGTTTCCAAATCTTCATGGACAACCTTCTTAAGGATTGGGCGTGTACTGAGGGATCGGCAGTCAATAACATCATGAAGTTTCAGTTCGGTTGGTGCAAAGCTGGATGCCCACACCCCTATCCGGACGCTTGCTCACCGTGTTACTATGCTGTCATGGACTCTATTGAAACTTCCTTTATGGAAGGGAAGTTCATCAGTGAAATCACTGGCAAAGACATCTGTTCTCGAATGTTTGAAGGCGGCACGGAAAAGCCATACGGAGGGGAAGGGTTCGAGGGTATGTGTTTGAAAACAGCGATAAACGAAATGCTAGTGAATAGCGAAGATGGCCCGAATGTCGGGGCTGTCGGTTTCCAGACATATATGGGGGGAATGGTTAAGAACATAGGGTTTGAATACTACGACATCGATTGTGAAGAGAATTCCGGTGGTGCGTATATCAGTCCACGACACCGACACGCTCTTCCTGGAGACAAAACCAATAAAGGGCCAAAAGGCAAATGGATCACTGCTGCCGAAGATAAACTTTCCATTGCCAGAAGGTGGTTGTCCGGTTGGAGAACCGTTAACAAGAAGTCGTGGGTCGAAGTTTTTGATCCCACTGTACCGAACGGCAAGGTGGTTTATTGGGAAGACCGGAAGCCTCTTTGTGTAGACCAAGGCGATGGGTATTGGTCCCCGACCTGTATTGGAACCTACATCGTGAACGGCGGAAAGAGGAGTCCTGTTATTGAGTTTAACCCCAAGATTCGCTGGGATTTTTCTCGGATGAACAGCGTTGGAGGTGCAAGTTCCAGCGAAGTGGCTAACGCCCTAGACACAGAAGGGTCAAAAACACCTGGGCGCATCGATTGTCCCAGCCTAACACGTGATAATTTGAGGGGCGCTGGCGCTGTATGGCAAACAACCAGCAACGAAGTTCATAAAGAGTTTTGGAACAAATTGGCCACTAAAAAGGCACAAGAAGCCCACCAGTCATTTGCCCGTGCTCAAGAATCAGTTCTCCTTCACAATATGATCGAAGCCGATTTGGTGGTGGTTGGCGATCCGACCATAGTAGAACCGATTTTCGCCCGAGAACAGAAAAACGTCGAAATTGTTTTTGTAAATCCATACTATTTGACAAACAAAGGCAGCGAATCCTGTCCTGATTGGTTGTCAATTCCTGCCACCAACCCAGTCCTCAGCAATTTAGCGTGGATTGTTTACGGCGTAACCCACAAAATTGAACTTGGACGGTACACCACAACACTCAATGTCAAACTTGCGGTACCGGGAGTCGAAGCCGATACTGGGGCGAAACTGGGTATGTGGACCGGTGGATGGAAACCGAAAGGAATGTGCCATTAATGAGTCAACACAAAGAAAACGAAGCTGTTGCGCCGGAAGTTGTATTGGAGTCGTTGCAAGAAAGACTCCACGTGCTGGAAGAAATTGTTACGAACATCGGATACGACAGCAAAGCGAGCAAGAAGCGTAGATTCGCATCAAAGCGACAGTCACTCGCTTTGAACTATTTGACCAGAGCGTTGGTGGTTGAAACAGTTGATCCTTGGAAGGAAAACAGGGTCAGATTCTACCACCCGCTGCTGCACGATCCTAAGACTCCTGTTACTCACCTTCCTTTTGCGGCACCTGTGTCTCCTTTCGGTGGTTTTGATGATTGTGGAGTAACATGGGTTCCACCTGCGGGATCAACAATAGTTTTGTTCTTTGAAGGTGGCAACAGAGATTCTCCGTTTTACATTGGAACAACATGGCATCGAACCAGAGAAGGCGGATTTCCTTATCCGTTCAGGGAGTGGGCGATCTGGGAGGGGAAACGTGGCGGCTATTTCCATGGGCCGGGCAAAGGAACGGGCGACAACACACAGGTGTTGCCTCCCTGGAACACAGAAAATTACAACGCCCTAGACATAGACCAAACAGAACAATTCTTCGATGATCCGGCTCAACAGAAGCAGATCACGATGCCCAACATCTATGGGTTCAAAACTCCCGAGAAGCACATGCTCAAAATGGTGGACGGAGATCCCCGGTGCAATCGACGCTGGAAGCGTATCGAAATGCTCTCAGGGTGTGGCAACTGGATGATCATGAAGGATGATCACATGCACTATGGTGGACAGTGGGCTCACCCCGATTGTCCGCCCGATCCTGGCGGGCCGCATGTTACATGGTGTTCCATCAACCAAAAAACCGATCCCAGGTATGGTAACCTTCCCTACTTTACGGACATTATTGGACAACCTTGGGAAAAAACCGAATGCAAAGAGGGAACTTGTTCGCAGCCCGACACCATACACTACTCAGACTTGGATAACGAAGACGTTATCGGTGATGACTTGCAGACGATTACCGGTGGCAAATCATCCACTGGGGGCGACCCACCTGATCCGCCGCACGCAAAATACAAAGCTCAACCGGGTAGTAATCCAGCTTTCAAGCATAAGAACGAGTGCCGACCGTACAAAGGCCCAGGCACTCCACAGAATAACAAGTGTCGTCTGCCTCAATCAGGAATTCAGCTATTGTCGATTAGCGGACACACCTTAGTCATGGATGATTCAGTTGAAGAGCCAAAGGGCGCTCCAACATGGGACCGCTCATTGCAGGCGTTCGACACCGGTTGTAATGACAAAATGCTTGGCGTCATGTACATGAAGTCATCGACCGGCCACGCCATAACGATGTGCGATTTTGAAGAAGTTTCCCGAGTCCGGGGCTGGCGAAACTTCATGGAAATGCGGTCAGGCAACGGTAGCTTCATCCAACTGAATGACGAGACGATCCGTGGCCAGAATAGCAAACCGCCATCTGATCAAGACCAATGTCAAGGCCAGTGCCAAGAATGCCCGCCTGATTATGCCGGTCCACGGCGAGGCGTTCACATTTATAGCACCAGTCGCCACCGCATTCGCCTAATTGACCACATGAACTTGCAGTGTGGCCCCTGCCGACGAGAAGGCGGAGTGCCTGTACCGAAGGCAACCAAGGCATTTATGCAGCTTCAGTCGGGCTACGGGCTTGAAATGCGGTTCAACGACGATTTCTCTCAGGAAGAGACTCAACAACAGTGGATACAGATTTACCATCCCCAGTGTGTTGATCCAGACACAGATGCTCACTGCAATTCCTGTAAGACGTGTGATTGTCGTGGTCCTCATATTATGAGATTTCAAGGAAGACCGAAGGGGACGCCGGGCATCGTGTTCTTGCGGGCTGGTGGGCATTCTGTTCGACAAACCTATGACCAGGACATCGTGATCGTGGGAGATAAAGAATGCAACCCGTCAGACAAGTTTACCTATGTTTCCAAGAAATTCATGACGGTAACTGAGGATGTACATTTTCGCTACTCTGGAGAACTTCACATCTTCTTTGCGGAAAAACAGATTCTTTTGATGGCAGGCCGAGACTGTCCTCCGCCTCCGGGGCAGAAGTGCAAGGGGCCATGCCTATATAACGTCATTGTCGCCCGATGTCCAATCATTTGCCCACTGACGGGAATCATCCATTGGACAGAAAAGGCGATGAGCGAGCGTGTTTTCGCTTCTGCCTACCATCCATGCCAAGTTCCTTGCGGCGGGGGTGGTTGTGATTCCTACTGGAAAGCAATGGCAAGCGCAGATGGCAAAGGCTGCTTTGAGACTACCACCCAGAAAGCAGATGACCAGCCACCTGAAGAAGAACCGATGCTCCCAACCAGCTAGCGAGGATGAATGGCTACCGACAAATTCATAGGATTGCAATACCCATTGGAAAAGACGCCCCGTGGTTTGATGGCTCAGAAACGGGGGGTGGACCAAATTAAAGCAGATCTACTGCAACTTCTGCTAACCAATCCGGGTGAACGGGTAATGCTTCCAACGTTCGGCACGCCACTTCGGGAGCTTTTCTTTGAGCCAAACGATCCTACGTTGGAATTGGAAGCCAAGAGAGTGATAAGTGAAGCTATTATAACCTGGGAGCCCAGAGTAAACATTGCAGATATTCAGGTGACGAGTCAATTTGACAATGAAGGCTTGCATCCTGATGACACGGGGGATGAAATAGAAGCAGTTTTAGGAATTAAGATCCTGTTTCACAACCCGGATGATATTAACGAAATAGAAGAATTAGCGATGGAATTGCCCATCGGAGGATAACAATGGCATACGAGGGTTGCCCTTTCGATGTAACGCCTTACGATAAGTCGAACCTGATCAAAACTCCTAAACTGGTGAATATCAATTACACCAATCAGGACTTCTGGTCAATGAAGTCCCGATTGATCGAATACATCAAAGAACAGTTTTCCGAAAGCTTCAACGATTTTGTGGAGTCTGATCTTGCGATCATGCTTATCGAAAACTGGGCTTTCATCGCCGATACACTCTCATTCAAAATGGATCAAATTGCAAATGAGATATTCATTGACACAGTTAGTGAAACTGACAACGCATTTAGGCTGGCAATGCTGGTGGGCTTCAAACCCCAACCCCCGATTGCCGCTCGCTCGATGTGGTCTGCTTCAATCAACAACATCCTGGAAACAGATCTCGTGATCCCAACTCCTGTGGCTGTGGATGTCACAACGGAGCAAGGGCCGAGGACCATTGAACTGTATCCGGCTGACTCTAACAACGACCCCATTTTTAATGAAAACCTTCTTGTTACGGCCGGTACATTTATCAACACCAGCATCGTGGGGCTAGAAGGAAAAACATACGTTCAGTCCGCCCCTGGCACTGGCAATATCAACCAGTTCATTGAACTGAATGAAGGTCCGGTTATTTGGAATTCCGTTCGAGTCCATGTTGATGGTGTTGAATGGGAGCAGGTGGATTACTTCACTGATTCCCAACCCCGGCGAGAGTTCAGGGTCGAGTACGATCCGGACTACAACGCCTATGTTATGTTCGGGAACAATCGTGCAGGACTTATTCCTTCGTTAGGTTCGGTAATTGATATGTCATATCGGGTTGGCGGTGGTCCAGCGGGCAACATCGTAACCGCAGCAGTACAGATGCAGCGTAACTTTACGGTTCCCGGCTACAACACTAGAGTCCCCGTGACGTTCACCAATTACACTAGGGGTGAGTATGGTTACGTTGGTGATAACATTGAAGATATCAAAAGAAAACTCCCCCCTTATCTGAGGATGCAGAATCGTGTCGTGGCTGGTGACGATTACGAGGCATTCACTGACCAGTTCGCCACAGAATTCCACGGGCAGGTTGGGAAAAGCAAAGCTGTGCTGCGAAATCACGGTTGTGCCGCCAACGTTGTGGACTTGTATATTCTAGCTCTAGATGGAACAGATAGTTTGGCCGAAGCCTCGAATGGCTTGAAGAGAGAACTGATTGATGCGCTTGAGACCAAGAAAATGATCACTGATGCGGTGTGTGTCAAGGACGGCGTGGTGATTGAAGTGGATGTCACAATCGACGTAACCATGGATAAGTTCTATCGAAAATTCGAGGATGAGTTCAGGGAGCGGACAACCAGACGTGTTCTCAACTATTTTGCCTTGAACAACTGGGATTATGGGAAGACCTTGAAAGCGGTTGACTTAATCAAGGATTTGTCCGACATCAAAGAAATTCGAAGCATAGATGTGGATTTCCAGACCGATACCGCAAGCAATTCAGGTGAAGTGGTCACAGCGAAATATTATGAGATCGTTCGTCCCATTTCAATAGAAATTAACTTTGTGTACGAGTAATGGCAACAAAGAAAATCACCGAAAAGCCGAGAACGACAGACACTATTCTCTTTGAATTAGAGACGCCTGATGCCAATGGTTGCTTTGCGGCTAATCCCTATAAAGTGGATCAAGTGGTCATCTACTACGTCGAGCGGGACTTTCTCGCAGAGAACTACGGCGAGTACCAGCAGTGGACGGAAGATTCTGCTTTAGTTACCGCTGTGCAGAAAGCTCAAGCTGCATATTGCAGCGACCCCAGCGACCAGAATCTATATGATTTAGAATTGGCTCAAAACGCTCTCGAATCTTCTCGGCTTTCGACCACCTACTACTACAAAGACAGAACGGCGGTCAAGGTGATAGGGGTAGAAGGCTATCCAGCTTGGCTATCCACGGACACAACTAATTCGCCACTTGTCAATGTTGAAGAGGATGATGACGGCAACCTACAGTACGGTCATTTCACCTACGAGTGGGACACTCAGGGCAGTGTTCGGGAAGGTGACTACTTTATCTGTTGGACATGGACCCCCAACCCCGCTGGCTCATCTCTTTCGGCTCACCTGCCGTTTAGGCTCGAAGGAGATCCCCGTGCTGTTATCACGATTCCTACGCATCTTTGCGATGAAGATAAGTACGAAACTCTCCTCGAACGATACTTGCCGGAAATGTACAAGACGGTTCTTTCGGAGACGGATTTAACTCCATCCACCACATTGAGCTTCAATCAAGCTGTAGCCAGCGGCTTCACCTTTCTGGAAAACTTAGCCAATCAGATCATTGATCTGTTCGATGCCAACGCTTTGCACGAATCGATGCTTGTATATCTATCGAACCTTTTTGATCTGCGGCTGAAATCCAGTGATCCGACATTGTGGCGTCGTCAAATCAAGGAAGCTGTTTCATTATTCAAAAAGAAAGGTACGTACCCTGGATTACAGCAGGCGTTTGCGCAAGCGGGGATGAGCCTAAACAGTTACACCCAGTTTTGGCAGATCATATCTCCGTACACTTGGCAAGAATCCTTCAAGGTGTCCGATAGCACGGTCTTTGAACTGACCAAAGAAGCTATCGTCGAACCCATCGATTCAAACAACTTCGGTCTATGGGTCAGGTACTCAGGCAGCAGCGTCTATACCGCAATGCCACCAGAGTGTGTCTCTTTCGCTGTAGGTGAGGATTATGTGTTGAAAATGACGTGGGTAGGGGACCAACTTTCCACGCCTGTCGAGCTTGAAGAAGATGACATCGTGCGGGTTTTGTATGAGTACAAAGAAGTCCCAAATTCCACCGAACAACAACTAGAAAACTACATTCGCTCTTTGCCGCTGGCCGACCAGCGGGACGAGACAGACCAGATTTATCCCCTGAAGAACTGGAATGTCAGGTTGATTGCTGAAGACGATGTGATGTTCGACACGTTGGTGCCTGTGCGGCATCCGTACCATGACCCCTTAATCTTCGGATATATTAGGACTGAATTTCCTTATGGCGAAAACATCTACAACATGGAAGAATACAACGGCAGCACACGTCCATCACTAGATGTTTGCCATATCGGTCAGGACTTTTTAGACCCGTGCGGGGCTTGCATCAGCAGTAAGTATTCAGTCGATGTTGCTATCGAGGAGTTGAACAACGACAGAATCGAAGAAGCGATGGATATCCTTGATGAGTACATGCCCTTTCACGCTCAGCTTCATTCACTGAACTTTTCTGGCTCAGTGAATGAGTTTGTCCAATCGCCTGTTGAAGAGGTGGATTTCCTGGTGACGATTGACAGATTAGAAAATGTCCTATCAGGACAGGCGAATCCGCTTTTTCATCGCACCATGGAAGGCGGACTGTCGAATTGGTTAATCGACCGGGAGGATTTAGCAGATCGTCAGACGGTTTTGTCAGGTCAGCTTGGAACGGCGTATAACGATCTTGTTGTACTTGTGGCGGTCAACCACCGTTTGCAAGACCTCGGGGTGATGGATTTTAGCAATGTGCTGGAAATCCTCTCTCCCTCGCCTAACGCAGGCACTTACGTTCTAGTCAATGCCGAGGGGAACACTGCCGAGGTACACTCCGCAGTGATAGAGCCGGTGAACCAAAGTGCTTTTACCTTCAACTTATACAACATCCCGTTTAGTAGCCTGTCAACGTCGATCTCGCAGATCGATCTGTTTACATTCAGTGACTCTAGTGTGGATTTCGCACAACTCGGGGTGAAGACACAGTGGGATTCGACAAATACACCGGATTACAGCGGTGGAGCTTGGAAAGTTTTGCTGCCAGCATACTCAGCTACACCATACGAAATCCAGGATATTCGAAACGGTGAATTGATCCTGGACGGCGATTCCAGCCTGCCCACAACCAATGTGACCGGTCTTAGTTACACACTTTTGACGGACACAGACACAACTGCTGCCAGCGAAACTACTGGTGAGTTGCAATGCGAGCGTCGTGCCTATGTGGACATGAATGCAACCTTTGTAGACGTAGATAGTTTTATCCGGCTCGGGGATTATGTCAACTATGGCGGATCGAATTATGAGATCGTGGGAATTGACGGTGACAATTTGTGGATTTCAGGATGGACTAGCGGCGATGTGGCTGGCGTCAGCGTGGCAATTCACCGGGTGCTTCTGGAAAATGCCATAGGATACTTCGGCTACAGAGGCTTAAGTATGACTACGTTTGCGGATCACGAGGCAGAGTTTTCTATTGTTAACGGCAGCAATCCCCCTGCAATTGTGACGGATGACAGCCATTTCAAAGAAAACTACATGTTCAAGATCGGCGAGCAATATTTCCAGATCGCAGAATGGAATGGGAACAAAGTAAAACTCGTTGGACGAGAGCAAAACTGGACCACTCAGAGTGCTGGTGGCACCGTGACGGCTTATTCACTTATACATTTTCCCAAAAAGCAGGTGAACGTGCAATTCACAGTTTTTAGTCACTTGGACCGGGATGGCCATGATGTGGTGATACGAGAGATCGAAGACAAAGTTGATCAAAATGTGGCGATTGTCGCCCTGGCGTCTGGC